GCACACGCTGCGGATCTTTGATCGTGCCGGGGTGTTCCAGCACACCGCCCGGTGCCGCGCCGTTGGCGAAGAATTTGGCTCCGTACTCCTCACAGGCGATAGCCATGCCGATGGCGTTCTTCGCCATAGCGATGGGGCTGTAGCCCACCAGCCCGTCAAAGCCCAGGCCGGGAATGTGCAGCACATCCGATGGATACAGCGTCACGGACGAGCCTTTATCCTTAATGGCTTCATCCGAGCTGCGATAATAGGTGTAGTACAACCGCCCGACTTCGTCTCTGTCCACGGTCATTTTATTTGGCATCAAGGGATACAGTGCCACAATCTCATTCTTGCCGTTGCGGATGATCTGCGCGTAGGCATTGCCCCAGAGGAGCAGATGCGTCATGAGCGTTTCCCGGAACACGAAGGAACTCATCTCCGGGTTCGGCTCATCATGGAGCAAGCGGTAGAGCGGATGGTCGAGCGCCATTGCCTTGCCGCCGCTGTCGGTGTATTTATAGAGGTGCAGCGGCAGTCCCGCGACAGCCTCCGACAGGATGCGGACGCAGGAATACACGGCGGTCATCTGCATGGCAGACCGTTCTGTCACTGTTTTGCCGGAGGTCGTGCCGCCCATGAAAAAGGCGTAATTGCTGCCCGCCGTTCTGTTTTGGGGCTTGTCTCTGGATTTGAACAGCCCTGAAAAGATACCCATTCGCATCACT